TGTTGAGATATCACCAAAAGAGATTGTATTACAAGCAGCACAGAGACAAAAGTATATTGATCAGTCACAGTCATTAAATTTAATGATTGATCCATCTGTGTCTGCCAAGCACATCAATCAACTATACATGTACGCCTGGGAAGAAGGTGTCAAAACTTTATACTATCAATTTAGTAAGAGTAGTGCACAAGATTTTGCAAGAAACATTTTAGAATGTAGTAGTTGTGAAGGTTAGGTTATTATTACTGTTGGTTTGCCTAGGTTGCAAGCCACAGTATAATCCTGATAAAGACCCGGATGTATTAGACTGGTATGTTGATGAAGGAAAACTTATTATCTATACTAAGCAAGATTCAATACAAGATGAATATGATAGAGCTAAATATATTGACTCATTAAAAAAGGACTCTATTTTCTAAGTCCTTTGTGATTATCAATTCTATCTAGAATTTTATTGAGTTCTTCTGTTTTTATTAAGCCTGCCATTGAAGCATTCTTCAAAGCACTTATAAGTTGTAAGATCATAAAAGGAACTACAATTACTTCTGATAACCAACCTGTACCATTAAATCCTTTCTCTACCATAAGGACTACTGTCAGGATAGCTACCCAAACAAAAGTGTTTCTGGTAATTCTTAATGCTTTGTATGTTTTAAAGCCTTCTCTTTTACAGCCTGCCCAAACCCCAAAGATTCCATCTAACCATAATACTGAACAAACCGCCAGGTATTGTTCCATGTTTTCCATTGATAAATCAAAAAAGTACGTACATAAGTACGTGCAGAATGCTGTTATGCTCACTATGAATAGTTTAGTTGTCATTGTTAAATTTAATTTTCTTTTGTACTCTTATGGGTGCAACAACTTTTACTGGCTTTACTGGTTTAATTATTGGTATTGTTACCGGTCTCGTGTGCATTACAGGAGGACTGTATGTATTTCTCACATTAATGTTTGGAATATAATATCTACTCCAATTTCTATATTGCCATTCTTGTCTATACTGATATCTAAAAGGATCATCTTGACGCAATATTCTAAATTTAAAGTCTCTAACAGGAACAGCAAGAGTATCTCCTTTTTCTGTTATAGTTAAAATACTTTTAATTTTATATGTTGTGGATATATTATATGTTCCACAAGATGAAACCATTCCTAACATTAATAATAATAATAATCTTTTCATAGTTTACACTATACATCTTAGCCTGTATACTATAATATAAGTAAATTATATGTCATCTATCAGATTTAAACCTGTTAATTTGTCTTATTTAATATAGAAATCAGCATTTTTAATATATGATTTCCATTTTTGTATTGAATAAACTATTGGAAATACATCTCTAAAGTTTTTGTGAACTTTAAATTCTCCTTTTCTATCACCTCTTTGATATACATATGTAGAATTAGATAAAAACTCTTCTTCATTACCGGTTAATTTTGATAAACCATATCTAGCATTTCCAACAATAAACATTTCTAAAAATTCTGACATTTCTGTTACAGACCTAGCAGAAGCAATAGGAGAGTTTGCCATTTGATCAATCTGCTTAGCACCAGCAAAAGAAGGCATAAATAATACTAGTTCTTTATAAGCTCTATCTGCCTGGTATCTTGTTAAGTTCTTAAGTCTTTTTTCAAAATCAGTATCATCGTCATCTCCTCTTAAAATTTTATCAAGTATCATTGAGGTAAACATAACACTAAACATTATTCCTAATTCACCCATAGTTCTATAAAAACCAAATAGTTTATTCTTAGCTCTTTGATCCATGTTACCTCCTTCTCCATACTTTCTATCTACACCATACTTTTCATTACTATAAAAGTTTACTTGAGCATCCATATAATCTTTACCCATTGTTTTAAAATGAGTATTCTGATTTACAAAAACTTCTTTCATTGCATAATTTATAAATGATAAAGCAGATCTATATCTACCTTCCATCCATCCTAAGTTTTGATCAAAATATTCTCTTTGATATCTTGCTCTAATTGCAGGAGCTACCCACTTTTTAAACTGAACAGCAAGATTTCCTAAAGTATGAGATTGTAAAACCATTCTATCGTCTTTAGCATAGTTACCGTGAATTTGCTTGTTGACTTCTCTAATTTCATTTCTTATCTCATATCTCATATCATCATTCCATTCAACCTTTGTACCATCTCTTTTAATAAGAAACTTATATCCTGGTTTTAAAATGTTGCTGTGAGTTTTTGTATCATATTCAAAAGCATCATATAAAGATAAAGCATTACCTCCCTCATCTTCTATCATGTAATCCATTAAAATAGCCATTCCAACTTTAGTTTGAGAGTTATACTCGGCAGCATCCTGCATTATATAACCCCATTCAGTTGCTCTATCAAACCAGCTTTTACCTCCATCAGTAGCAGAACTTTGTTCACGTAGATCAGCCATGTTATCCATCATTCTAAATCTGTCAACAAAAGCCTCATATTTATTATTAGGCAATTTTTTATTATAATCTGCCTTAGCTAATCCGGGTATTACTCCTAATGTAACTACGTCAAGTAAATCTTCTGCACCTCCGTGTGATGTTCTTTGTACTAATGCGGGCAGGGCTCTTTTATTAAATTCCCACGTTGCTCTTTTAAATGCACTTTGAGAATAGAATCTACCCCCTAATGCTTCTACATTATTGTTTAGTCTACCAATTAAGTAGTTATTAAAGTTACCAAACGGGTTAAATGCTACATATGATAAAGAAGAAAACTGAATAATACCATCAGCTATTTTATCAAATGCACCTTTAGTTACTAATTCATTATCATAATGAACCATTGACATAAACTTTTTAGCTCTTCTTACAACATTCTTTTGTTGTTCTGTTCTATTAACTTTAGTACCTATGTTAGATATTACCTTATTAGCTGTTCTACTAACTAAGTTTAATCCAGCTGACGGAGCAGGTGTATATGTTCTCTCTTCAATAACTTTAACAAAAGCATTTAATGTATCATCAATTTGACCCATTGTTTCAAAGTTCTCTGCCATTGCACTAAACTTAAGTAAACTAGAAGCCATATCTGTATCTATTTGACCCAATGCCGGAGTAGACATAAGCTTAGACATCTTACCATTTAAAATAGCAATATCAGCTTTGTATTGATCTCTTGTTATTTTGTTCTTTTTGTATTGACCTTTTAATATATCAATATCTTTTTGAACACTAGCTCTTTCTTCATCTGTTCTTGGTTTACCTGTATAGTATATTGGAAGTTGATTTATTATATAACCCTGATTATCTACTTGTATGTTTTTTTGCTGCTGAGTTGTTTTAAACATATTCCAGGCCTTAGTACGGGCAGCCTTAGCGTACATCTTACTATATAACGTTCCTTTATTAGACACTTGATCTAATAACCTATTCATTACTAAAGGTGCTCTTCCTAACATGTCAGCTGCTATACCAATAGGTATTTTTTTAAGAAGGTCTTCTTCAAACATACTTACATACATTTCATAAAACTCTCTTTGTGCAATAGATAACGCATCTGTTTTACTAGGATCCATAATAGCTTTGTATTTTGGATTAGTCATGCTGTCACCGTTTCTTGGCTCCAGTACTGCTTCTACATACTCTGGTCTTACAGCATCAAACTCTTCTCCCACAATCTGAATTGTACCATCCGGTGTACCGTTTACCCTGTTTGCCTTTGTATAAGGTTTTCTATCAAAGTACCTAGCACGGTATGTAATCCATTCTGCATGTGGAACGTTTTCTCTTTTTTGCCAATAACCCCTTGTAGCTGCTTCAGTTCCAGGATTCCAAACTTCATATTTAGCTCTTGCATTTTTAAATTCTTGAGTATACTTATGGTACATCCCATCAATTAACTTATCATTTTCATCTTTATCTTCTGCTTGAAAAAAATCACTGTATGCTCTTTTCTTATTAGCTAAGTCTATGTTATACTTAAGATCTTCTCTGCCCTGCTTTGTTTTTAGGGCTTCTTCTAAATTAAATACCGGTCTATACTCATACCAAGTACCTTCATTATCTGATAAAACAGATCTTAATTTATCTTGTTTTATATTATATTTTTGACTTAATGCTTTTACATACTGTCCACTAAACACTTGTTCTCCATCAATTTCTACAAACTCAAGCATAAAATTATAAAGATCCTTTAAATCTATACCAGGATTAAGTTTAACTAGTTTTTGCCCTGCAGCTCTAATTATACTTTCTCTTTGTGATACCTTATCTAATAATTTTTGTGTTTGTATCTTTCTAATTTTAGCCATGACACCAAGTAAAACATCTCCAGATGTATCCATGTCTCTAGTCTGATACTCTACTCCATCAATATCTGCAGCAAATTCCATGACCAAATCAAGATCCTCTTTAGTAAAGTAACTTCCTTCACCACCATAATTATTACTGGACTTTTGTCTTACTTGCTCTTGAACGTAATCATATAACGCATTGTCAACAATACCTCTGTTTGATTTAGACCCACTTAGTGCATTAAGCTGAGTTTGTAATGATAAAATTAAATTTTTCTGTGTATTATTTAAACCAATTAAATCTGTTAACTCATATAGACCTTTAAATGTTTCTAGATATTTTTCAAAGTGTAATGCATATGATAAATACTCAGGCTTATCAATGTTGTTAGGGTCTTCCATATATGCCCTAAATTCTTTTATTTGTTGTAATGCATCCTGTAATACTTCAGATAAAACAACTGATTGTTTTCCGGCATCTTCAGACAATGCAATTGCAATATATGCAATGGTCTTTGATATCTGATCAATCTCTTTCTGCTGTGTAGACTGAATGTAAATACTATTCTTTACTAAAGGTATAAGATCTCTCTTAGCAATTAGTTTACCCATATAGTCTTCTAGTAGACCAGCATGAATATTATATTCTGTATAGCCTTCTGCATCCTTTTTATCTTGCTCTGTTGTTTCTGTCTTTTCATTTTTACCATCCCACCTTGCATTGTATGCATCACGTTGTTTTTTGGACAAAGAATCTTTCTTAGCAGAATTTCTTGATATAGGTATTAATTTGTTTACTTTATCTAACTGTGTGCTTATTGGATGTGGCTCAATTCTATCATAATTTATTTCACCATTAAATACTTGATCAACACCTTTTCCATCAACACCTACATGGAAGTGTATGGTTGCCATAGCAAACTCATCATATGCAACTTCATAGCCCATATTCTCAGTCATTCTTCTGTATAAAGCTACTTGTAGATTATGTTGTGCTCTTGTAGACAACTTAGTTACACCGTGTTCTATCAGTTTACTGTCATTACCTAATGAATATGGAAAATTATATTTTTTAATACCATCATCATTTACATCATCTAGGTTATTCTTGCTTGTCTTTAAGTCAAAAATTCTAACCTTACCCTTTGCATCAATAATAAAAATATCAGCCATACCTGCTATTTTTGATTCTTCATCAAACAATACTACTTGTGATAAAATAAGTGATCCTGTCTCACGGTAGTTTTCTATTATAGAATCTAATGTATCATATACTTCTTTTGCTTTTTCCTTAGATATATTATTAGTCTTTAGGTTTTTATATGCAGCATTAAATTTTAAATTTCCAATAACCCCTTCTAATAAAGTATCTACCTCATTACCAATTTCAAGATTCAGCCTGTGTTCAACTACTTTAGTTGGAGATAATACTCCTTTGATAGCTGTTGTAGCTGATGTATATACATCCTTAGTTTTATTTGGATTATAGTATACATGATCTTCTTCATTTAATATTACCAGTGTATCACCAGCAGCAGCATTTTTTTCAGAAGCAGAAAACTGATGCACTTGTTCATCGTAAAGCTGAGCTAAATTAAATATTTGATCTACTATTGGTCTTTGAAGAGGGTTTGCTTTAGCTCTTATTGCTTTTAATTCAGATGCTTTTTCTTTTGATAAGCTATACCTTACATTTCCATTTACCCTTTTCTCTAACTTAAATTGTATACCTTCTGTATTTAGCAGTTTTGCAATATCACTCATAGATGTACTAGCTACTATAGCTGACACAGGTAAAGGTTTACCTGTCAGATAAATGCTTAAGTTCTCTATAACACTTTTAAACCACTCTAATAATTCACCAATTGCATTTAAGAAACCTTTTGTTGGTTTGCTTTCATATTCTTTTTTGAAGTGTCTGGCTAAAGCTTGCGTTACAATTTCTAGGTCTCTTTCAGTTTCACTAAAATTTCTAGATTGATTATTGTATGCATCTTTAATTTGCTCAGATAGTTCAGGAAAATTAGTTACTGCTTCATCTAATAAATTATTAAACAGTTGTTCATTTTCCATTTTTACTGCATCTATAAAAGGATGCAACATTTCTTCAATTGCTATTTCATCAGTAACCCTACCTTTAATTAAGTATGCTACTCCATTATAATAAAAAGACTTAACATTTTTAAATCCTATATCTTTGGTATTGTACTTTGGTAAGCTTTCTAATAATACTCTAGCTTGTGCAACTGATATCATTTTTACATTAACCTGTGGAAACATTCTTTTTAAATGCATCACTACAGCTCTTGATCTATTTGTATCCCATGATCTTGATTTTTCTAATAAATCTCTTCTAGTAAATACACTATCAATTGCTTCTATTTTATAGCTTTGTTTTGTTCTGGTTACACTAAAAGCTGACTCAGGTATATTATTAATTTCTAAATACCTATAAAATCTTTTTAAATTATTTTGCAAAAAAGACTCATCATATAGTAAGGTATCAGGATTAGAATTGTTTATAAGAAACTGTCCCGCCAACCTGCTTCCAATTTTTTCCCTTCTTATATTATCAAGCACAGCTTTACCAAAATCTTTTTGTTGTAAACTAAATGCAATCTTTTGATCAGAAACCATTGCTTTAGCTTGAACAGGACTTGGAAAAATATCAGATTCATTTACTTCTTGCCAATTACTAATAACTTGAGAAGTACGTAAATCAGACTTATAAACATCTTTTAATGCTTGATATCCCGGATCATTTCTATTATAACATTTAGCCATTTCTTATCTTTTTATTATAGTAAACATTTAAGTCTATCTATTAGTTCTTGTTCTCCAAGCTCTGTTTGTGAAAACAAATCTCCATATGCAAACATAGCATCTTGCAAAGAGTTTATACCTTGTTCACTCATTTTCTTTTCTGCTTCTGTATTACCAGCAACATTATCAGACCACCATTTCTCAAGACTTACAACCTCACTCATTTCTTCTGACTCAGCTAAATCTAGCTTTAATTGGTTTTCTTGACTTTGTTGTTCTTCAGTCCTAGTATCTAAGGTCTGTGAGTTATTCTCCATTTCAGCATTAGCTACTTCATCAAAGGTACCACTTGCTGTCAAATCTGACAAGGCTTCAAGTGCTTTTGCTGTGTCTGCTATATTAGTATTAGCTTGTTCATCATTTTCTTTTACCTCTACACTGTTATTTGTAACTTCAATAATTGCACCTGGAGTTCTTAATATATCTTGTTTTTGTTGTGTTTCTACAGCACTAACACCAACGCTTGCACCAGCTTCATCAGTTTGTTGTATTGGTTGTTCTGATCTAATAACATCATTAACTGGAGTATTACTATTAATATTTCTTGTCTGAATATATGTTAATCTTGGACCACCTACAAAACCGGCAGCAAATTGCTGGTTAGATCCCATTGATGGAACTAATCTATATACAACTTTTCCATCTACAACATCTGCTTCCTCATCACGTTTAAAGAGTTTATATGTTTTAGACATAGCATCACTAAGGTCTAATCTAAAGTAATCAATCATTTTACCATTGTCTTCCATTTCATCTTTGATATAGACTACTTCTTCAACAGGAAGATACTCAACATCGCTTGTCTTATAGTTGCGTAGTATAGGTCCTGTTGGATTAGATTCTAGGTAACCCTCTTTAAATTCTTTTATAAGTTCTTCTTTTGTTATACCAAATGCTTTCTCATAAGGTATAATTCCTTTTAATGCTAGTTCAACTGTATTTACATTATTAAGATACTTTTCCATAACAAAAGGACTCATTGCTTTTAATAAAGAACCATACTTTAATTGCAAGCCGTCTTTAACCATCATATAATGAAGAATAGATATTGCTAAATCTCTTGTTTCCAATCCACCATATAATTTTGCAAAGGAGGTTTGAAGGTCAATCAAGTTTGCTGCATTTAATCTTCTCCAAGTATTTGAAGTAGCTATGTTTAATCCTGTAGTATTTCCATTGTCTGTTGCATACTCAGTTCCTACAAATGAATCTAAAAAGAAATTACTTTCTTCATTGTTCTCTGACCTTCTTGTTTTTTCATCTCTTATCATTTTAACAATAGATAAGTCTGCTTCATTTATTGGACCAGGATAAATTAAATTATTTGTAACCGGTGCTGCATTGCTAGAACTATTGTTTAGCAAATGTTTATAGCTCTTTATTGTTAAGTAAGAAAGTAAATCTTGTTCTACCTTTGCTGCAGTATCAAATCCAAATTTATTATTATCAATATCTAGATTATCATTAACCGGACTTAATATTTCTGCAAACTCTGGAGACATTGTTAAAAGAACATTTGGTAATAAATCTTGGTAAATCTGACTAAAGACTTTAAGGTTAGTACTTTGCCATGTTTTGCTTTTAAAAATTGAAGTAACATCAGCTTGAGCATCTTTTCCAAACAGCTCTTGTAAGTCTTTAATGTTCTTCTTAGTAGTTGGAACATTTTGAGGCAACCCTTGTGATAACACAACTGCGGGTCTCATTTTTGCAGTCCAGTTTTTTATTTTGTTTAACCTACTAAAAGCATATAAGATTTGTAATCTCTCATTATCACTTAAATCCTTAGTACTATCTACAGCTTTTACTAGTAAATCTTTATTTACTTGGGCAAACTTTACTTTTCCATTTTTATTTTTTTCTTCTGTTACTTTTGCTTTTAGAGATGCTATTCTACTATCAAGTAACATTTTTAAATTTGGAGATGTATTATCAACTTTGTTCTGAGATAAGTCATATAAATCTCTAACTTCAGCAGAGTTTAATAAAAGCAATGTTGTTTCTAAAGGTATACCCAATGAAATCATATTAGCAGCCATACCTACAGCATGTATATTTAATCCTAACTTAGATATGAACCTTTCTTTAGCGTTATCTGTTTCCATTGTAACTAAAGAAGAAATTATATCTTGCTTTCTTTCACCGTTTATAATCTTGCCTCCAAAACCATTATAGGGAACATTGCCTAGTTTAAAAGGTTTAAATAGATCAATATTGTATTCAGTTAATAAATTAAGATATACGTTAGGTAATACTACAGCACCAATAGCTGCTCCTTTGTTTGCTTCAAAAGATTTAATCATACCAGTCAGTGAGTCTACATCAACAGGAGAATCTTGTCTATCCTTAAAAAGTTGTATGTCTGGATTAGCTACAAGGTTATTAAATGCAGTCTTTAATACTTCTATATCTGCCGCTTGATATGCAATAGGTAAATCTTTTTTAAGATCTTGTTGAAGTAACTCTGTGCCTGTCATACCTTCATTACCAGCAAGTGCATAATTATAATCTAAAATTTTATTATTTAATACTGCCTCATTAGGGTTGCCATGCTTTTCAACATAGTCAGTAAACTGTTTTTTTGTTGCTGGTAAGCCAAGCATTAAAGCAGCTCTTAAAGAATCTTCATTAAATTTATTCTCACCTTCTTGATCAGTCAATCTATTCATTTCTTGCGGTGATAAAGCATTATCCATTCTAATAGCAAGCTGATCATTATTAAACATTGATGCAGCTTTATTATAAACTGTATCTGGTTTAGCTGTTAGGTTATTTATATTTTTAACATACTCTGTATATGGATCACCTTGACCAAACTCTATAAAATTATTATTATCATCTAAATAATATTCTTTAATTTTTGCATATACTTTATCTATATCAAAATCTGCACCTGATACTTCAACTATTTCTTTAGGAAATATAGCAGAAGAGCCATAATAAGCAGGTAGAAAATCTACAATCTTTATGTTTACAGCAGAGTGTTTATCTTGAGTTGGTATACGTACACCAAACATCTTAGATATAGCATCAGGAATTTTAGCATCTGTATTAGCAATTAAATCCATTACATTCTTATCCATTGCCGGCATAACAACTTCACTATATCTTTCACCAGTTTTAGTAGATGCATCAGCAGGATTAGTATAACCCATTAGCCCTGTTCTTAAAACATCTAGAATAACTATACCTTCTGGATAAACACCATCTCCTGGAACTCTATCTGCAAAGTCTCCTTTGTATTGACTTTCTCTTAATATTTCAGATCTTACAGGTATACCATTTTTAACTTCATATACTTTTCTATAATATCTAGTACCAAAAGATGATACTAAAGCTAGCGCTGTACCAGGAACTTTTTCTCTTAATGTACCTTTACTAAAATATGAAAGAAATAGTTGTTCATACTTCTTAGCTGTAAAAGGATTATTAAGATTAAACTTTTGTTCATTTTTATCTGATGTAAAAAACTCTAATAAATTTGATGCTGAGCCAGATGCCTTTAAAGAATTTTGTGCATAGTCTAAAAATGCTCCAAGATTAGGTGTTATAGCACCTTTCTTTTTAGATAATTTAAATTCATCTAGTGCTGTATCAAAAGTAAATACTAGGTTTCTTTTATTTTTATATTTTAATATTACTCTTTGTGATGTTGCAGCATTATATAATCTTCTAACATCACCAACGTTCATTGTTTCACCTTTTTCATTTAAACCCAGTCCAGGTATTTTAACTGTATCATCTTGTTCAGATGTAATTATATCCTTAATCTGAGTCATGTCAGTAATTTCCATCTTATTGGATGGCTGAATAACTTGAAGCCCCAAGTACTCTGTACTTAATTTAGTAGATTTTAAATTCTGACTTAAATCAAAACCGCTTGAGTCATCATTTAATTTGTTTACAGTATTCTTCATCATCTTTACAGCTGATAATGGGGCAGCCATAGCAAAGTTTTTATTGGCTTCCTCATTGGCTTCCATTTGCTCACGTAAATAATGAAGCTGCTCTTTAGTTGGTTTAGGTTCCCACTTACCTAACTCAGCATTATAATTAGATGTATACTCTTTTGTTAAGACAGTAACAGACATTTTAACTGCTGTTTTACCATCCATGTAAACATACTTTTTAGAATTTATAAGTTCTTGTTTTTTTGCAAGACCTATAGGTTTGTCTTCAGTTCCAAATATAGCATCACTGTTTGGTGCTTGTCCAATGTCAAGTGTATCATACATGCTAGCCATAGAAGGACTTAACCTACCAAAACCAAATGTAGCATACCTTGATCCTTTAGTTGTAATATATGCTTGTGCATCTGCACTATCAATATCATTACCTGTTAAAGATGATTGCTCTGTTATTTCATCAAATACAAACATATCAAAGTTTGTACTTGCATGATTTATTCCAAGTTCAGGTGCAGACAATACACTGTATGCACTATAGTATGCGGCATTATTTAACTTAGCTCTTTTAACTTTATCAACCATACTTTGCAGTGTCATTGCTTGATCACCTAGTAAAAGGTCATTAATAGAAGCTGAGTTAATCCAGTTATTAAAAAATATCTGTTGTAGGTTATGAGATTCATTGGTGTTTAAGTTTAATTGACTACCAGCTAAATCAACCATAGTTCTAGCAACTCCTTGACCTATAGTCAATCCTTGTCTAACTTGAGTTGATAAATTATCTTTTACTTTTAGTTTTGTAATTAATTCATTAAACTCTTCAAATGCTCCATTCAAACTTGAAGTAACTTCATTTTTTATAGTTGATCTTGACACACCTATAGCTAGCTTAACACCTTGATCAAAAGTCATTACTTGTTTTTGCTTACCTGCATTAATAGCTACATTAGCTAGTGTTTGTTGAGTAATAGGATCTAACAATAATCCTGTGTTTGCAAAACTAAATGCTCTACCTTGCATGGAGTCATTATATCCTTGAATATCACCACCAAGCTCACCAAAAGCAATAGCTTCTCTATTTATCCTTTCAAACTCTGAAGCTATTCTATCTATAAACGCATTTACTAGTTGAGGAGTAAGCTCAACGTTTTCACCTTTCATAGTTACAGCTTTTATTACAGGCAAACTTGTTAAGTCTCCAGTATTAGCTGCTTCCATTACTCTTAAAAATACAGGTGCTGTTGCTATAGGTAGCTTTCCAACACCTTCTACTGAATCTACTTTACCTGTTCTTCTGTTAAAATTAGATACATAATTATTAATTAATGATACAGCAAACTCTTTTGGTGTAAACTCCCCAAAGCTTTGTGTAGACTTACTATCTTCTAAAGATGTATTTAATATATCTTCTGCAACGCTATCATTAAGATCTGTTGTAACAATAGATTTAATTTTGCTACCCGCAATTCTAGTTACTTTTATTCTACCTTGAGATGATAAATTTCTAAATGCCTCATTATTTAATAAATAATTATTGCTTAGATATTCATCATTTGATAGTTGATCTATTTTTTTTGGATTATTTAATGCAGATATTGCTTTTAAATGATAAGTTGGAAGTTGATGACCATAAACTAAATCACCATTTGGATTAATAAATGATGATGCACCAATTGATTCATCAAAGATTGCATTATTTAAACTTATATAAGTAAGTCTAGATGCCATACCATCTGATTTCTTAGAGAAAATATTATCATCTCTATACATAAGATCATATAGAGTTACTAAAAACTGCTCAGATATAGGCTCAATAGAGTAAGCGTTATATAATATTTTTTGCTCTGGATCTAATTTAGCATAATCAAAAGTCTTAATGTAACTATAGTTTAAATACATTGGACTTAACCTTATACCTGTTAGATCAAATAATTTTTGAGAATGCTCTCTAGCTTTCTCATCACTCTTTTCACTAGTTAAGTATTTGGTTTTGTCACCTAAAACAAGAGACATGTTTTTAACTAAGTCAAGCAAGTCATCAATTTTTTGACCAGACTCATCTAAATTCATTTCTTTCCTCTTAGTTATATAAGCTTGTGACCACTCATCTAATTGTGAGTTAATATCATCACGTTCTGAGGCAGTGTATATTAATATGTTTCCTGCACCATCTCTTTCATTAAATATATAATCTACTTTATAGTTTTCAAAACCTTTAACTATTGACTGCAATAGACTAGCATTGGTAACATTTATAAAAGGTGATTCAGAAGACAAAGACTTTATATCTAGATTTGCATCATTAAATAATTTGTCAACTACTGCTGCCATATTAGGATTTAACCTAGAGTATGAATACATACGTCTAAGCATAACAGCCTGATCACTTATATTAGATACAGCTTTTAGTAAACCATTATATGCTTCATTAAATTTAACAGGAACAATTAATGGTTCTCCTTCCGTTAATTCTGTCTTACCAAAAAAGTCTACATCTTTCATTGTTGAAGTAGCAATGTAAGACCTCACCTTTTTAGTTAATGAATTAAACCCTCCTATCTCAGATGCATCTTTGTCAAATTCATCTGCTTTTCTTAATCCAGTTGAATCTTCTTCTGCTTCTGATTTAAATTCACTCTCATTATCTTGATCTGATATTATATTAATTAAACCAAAAACCTCTTTCTTTATATCTTCAGGGTAATTAGTAAATGCATCCTCTAATTCTTCAAGTTGTTTTATTTTTCCTGCTCCTAAAATTTTATTGCTAGCATCTTCTGGATCAAGTAAAATTCTAAAGTCACGTGCAATACTCTTATAAACATCTTCAGGGTTATAGCTTTCTTCTTCTAAGTTATTAACTCTAGTTATAAACATACCGGCCATTGATCTAATTAATGGATCAATTACCATTGAATCAACATATAAAAACCCTGATACATTCTCATCTTTAGATACCACATCGTGTCTTACCAATGCATTTGCAACAGTAATTCCAGCATCTGATGTGAATTCATTTAATTGTACAGTTGCACTTTTAAATTTACCAGCATCAATATTTTCATACAATGTTTGTAATTCATTAGGGGTATACTTAGATAACACACCTTTAATCCACTCAATTATCTTAGTAAAGAATGATTTAATCTCTGTGTTAGTCTTAGTACTTCTTGGGTCCTTTTTAAATGCTTCAAACTCATCAGCCAAGTATTCTTCTATAAACTCATTCTCTAATTCAATATCAGAAAGATCTTCATATTGTTTTGCGGTTGTTCTAAATTTTTCTAATTCAGCTTTATACTTTGAACCATACTTGCTTTTTAATTCTGACTTACCAAGTTTTCTATATCTATCTATTTGTTCTTGTGTAAGTAGCATTCTAAAGACACCATGAAATGCTTCATGATATTTAAAAGGATTATTAGCACCAACATATACAGTACCGTTTACACTTACCCCTCCTGCTATCTTATGTATATCTAAAACAAAAGCACCAACTCTTTTATAACCTTTAGTTATGCCATTATCTGCTAGAGTAAGTACATCTTCTATACCTATTATAGATGGTAATGATTCATTTGCCCAATCTAAAAACTCATTGTAGTCTTCTATTCTCTCTACTTCAGTAGTTGCTTCAACTAATTTGTTTGCTGTCTTAGAAAGTTTTTTAACTATTGCAAGTTGTTTTTGATATTCTTTGCTTTCATCTAATGCATCAATTTTAGCTGCACCTTTTAATCCTTCTGTTAGTGTAGCTTTTAGTTCTTTAAGTTTAGCTTTTTCTTTATCTAGTGTTGTCTCCTTTGTTTTTTCTTGTGGTTTAAGACTTCCTATGCCACCTGCAGCAGCAACACGTAAATTAACCCCATTAGAAATAACAGGGTTATTCATCATTTTTTCTTCTGCTTCATTTAGAGGCTCTCCTCTAAGCATTTTATTTATTATATGCTCAATGCCTACAGGATGACCTTGAAAATCATTATCAATTCTAGATATTAATTCTTCCTCTGACATATCAAGAACACTGTCATCAGACTCTTCAGATATCTCAGGTAGTGCTACTTCTTCTTCAATTCTCTTATCCTCATTCTTAGGTCTAACACTTGCAAATGCCACAGCTTGTTGTGCTAGTATTGCATCTGACTCAGCAGAAAGAACTAATGAGTTGTCTGTTACTACTTCAATTCCAACTTCAGTTGTACTCTTATCTACTATATCTTGAGCAGGGGCACCTGATGCAAAAGACTTTCTTATATTTTTGTCTCTTACTTGTGCATTATTTGCAGCAACTTTTTCTAATTTATTATACTTAGTAATTAAACTTTCTATTATTTTAACGGCACTTGTATCTGAATTAACAACAGGAAAGTCAATGCTTACAGATTCTATATTGACTATCTCTTCTCCTTTTTGTTGATCCAATTGAATAAATATACTTCCATCTTGCCCAACTTTTAAATCAAGAAGATTTCCAGGATAACTACTTAAAAATAATTTATCTGATAATTCTTCATTGTATTTAACAGCCGCAGCATTTCTTTTGAGATCATCTTTTATTGCTTGAATTTCTTTAGCTTTATCAACAATCTCTACAAAAAGAGCTTCTTTTTCTTCTTTTGTATATGTCACTGCTTTAAGATTAACTAAAGCATAAGTACCATTTGGTAGCTTAACTGCAGCAAGATATCTATCTGTTCCTGCTAGCAAACTATCTCTAGTAATTCCTTGTTTTTCTAATTGATTTAGTACTTTATTCTTTAAATCAACTTCATCAGTAGCAGATGTGGTATAGTTAAATATTCTACCACCTTGTTTTTTATCATACTTTAAATCAAATATAAAGTAGTTATTATTTTCATCTGCATATTGATAATCTAATGCAGGCATATAAACAGGGTTACCTTTACTATATACAATCCTTCCTCCTTTTGAATCAAGCTTTATATTAAAAGGTAGATCTTTTATACTAAAGTATTGTTTCTCTTCTGCTACTCCAAGATTATTAAATGTTGTAGTAAGCATAGAGTTTAATGTAAATGCTTTTTGAATTTCTTTTAACTGTTCTTCGGTAGTTATACTTTTACCAAATGGAGTATACATTACATTCTGAGCTTGTCTTAGATTCATTGATCTAGGATCTACATTAGCTCCTGTTAGTTGATCTTTAATTAAAAATGAAGCATTGTTCATATATGCAAATATTCCATCTGGTGAATCAGAAGGTTGTATTTTCTTTTCTAATAGTTTTTGATTTATCCTATCTTGTGTTACAGTATTATTAATTCTAATACCCACAACATATTCACTACTATATCTTTTAATTAATGGGTTTGAGCTTTTATATTGATAACCAGACATATTCTGAACAGAATACTCTTTTACAGTCTGTGGATTTGGATTTCTATATACAACAAACTCTAACTGTTCTCTTTCAGCTGGTGTCAACTCTTTTAGTATAGCTTTAAGTCTTTCTTTGCCTTCGGCATTTTCATATGTTAAAGCTTGTGCTATTTGCTCATCTGATAAACCTTTCTTGTCAGATCTATTTGCATGTGCATAAGGAGACAATAATGATTGAATGTCTAACTTACTAACTGAGTCATCTAATACATCCATTGTTATTTCTTCAACAGAAAAAACATTCTTAAACTCTCCTTGTTTTATATATTCAAATTTTCTTGTTGATATAGGCCCAACATTATTAGATTCTTTAATTACTCTAAGCTTTTGATTTTTACCAAATTTCTTTGAGCTGTTGGGTTTTTGAATTATAATATACTTCTCACTTCCTTTGTAAATAGACATTCCATAAAACAAACCACTAACACCATCAAACTCAAAAGTTGTTGAATCAGGAGCTTGATCATCAAGAGCAGACAAAGCATCATAAGCTGTAGCAGCAGCATTTTCATTAAACGTACCTCTTGTTGATTCAAATTGTTGATCAACAAAATCTAATAAATCTGAACTTAACTTGTTTCCTTTTTTATCTAGCAACTCATAAATAGTTATAGGCTCCTGTCCAGGAACTTTTACTACTCTTTTATATAAGTCTGCTATAACACCTTCCTTTAAAGGTTTTTCAGTAACCTCAATATTATCAGCAACATCAGGCTGCTCATATATATCATCTAACTTAACAGTTGTTTGATTTAATATAGAAGTAATTAGTGGGTTTTCTGCTAGTAATTCTTGTTTGGGTGTAGATAAAAAGTCTTGAAACCCTGTGTCAGAATCAACAAGTGATTGCTCTATAGGGCTTGTATATACAGTTTCACCAGCTGCATTTTTTGTCATTGTACCTGCAGCCCATACTTGCTTTATAGCATTAAATACATTCTTTAGCTCCTGCGCTTCAGCAGAGTTTTTCCACTCTTGTACAGATAAACTTGTTTTACCTGCTGCAGCCATTCTTGATTTATAACTTCTATAAGATCTCCTCAGTACCTCATCAAGATAAGGACTTATAGTTATTGTATCAACAGTTAATTTAATACCTGCATTCTCAAGCATTACATCTAAATCGGATTTCTGCTCATCAACATCTTGTCTTTTTGCTTCATCCTTTTCTTCTTGAGTTATTTCTTCTTCACTAGTCTGATCTGTTTTTGTAGATTTATAAACATTTATCAGAGACTGTATCATTTTAAATTTTATATCATGAACACCCTCAACAACTTTACCGTTTTCATCATAAAAGTCTATAAGAAAGTCTGCATTCCCTGTCTGTAAAAAAAGTACCATCTGTGCTTCATCTGCATATGCACCAACTGGATCTTTAGCTAAATCATTTATTAGTTGATTTGCTAAAGTAATATCAGTATATTTCTCTAGAGCTGCTTTCATTTCTTTTGCTCTTCCCTCTAGTCTATTCTTAGATAATGCTTGAGATCTTTCTACCATCTCAGCAAACTTTTCAGGGTTATTCATAAACTCAATAGCTTTGTCATATACTTTTGCTCTATTATCTAAAGCATAGTAATCAACTATATCAACTAGTGCAGCATCAATGTTATCTTCATTTACAAATGAGCCTTGCTCTTTAGCCAAAAATCTTACGTAATTTTTAAACTCATTTCTTAAGCTATCTTTTAATGCTTTGTTTCTTTTAAATGTACCATTCTTAAATCTATTCTTTTTATCAGTAACAATCTTTTGAATAGCTTTAAGTCTTGTAATTTTTTCTTGCTTTGGTGATGATGCAGTTGGCGCACCTTTTACACTAGCTCCCTCAAATGCATCTATTTCTTCTTGAAGGATTACAATCTCCCTCTCAATTGATTCTGGGTCAAGTAAAGTAGTAATATCACTTGCAGCCATTTTTGCAAACAAAGGTTCTGCTTCAAGCTTTGAGTATATCCCATCAGCTCTACTAACTGCAGACATAAAACTTTCATTAGTAAACATGTATAAATAACGTGCATGATCATATCCAGCCCTTGCAACTAACTCATTTATATATTCTTTCTCTTGTGTCTTACGGTTGAATTTATTTTCATCAAAAGGATTTACATATTTATCTTTAAGCTTATTATAATTTTCTTCCATCTTATCCATTTGGATAATGGTTTCATTTATACGCTTTCTTAACTTGCCATCCTTTTTATCTTTATTACTAACACCAGGGAATGCATCAGCTAATTCAGTATCAGTCATATCTAAGAAACCTAATAACTGATCTCTAAAGTGTCTTGTTCCATTTGTTTCAAACATTGTAAAAAACTGTTGAAACTTAGCTGCATCTTCAGCATCTTTAAATCCAAAGAAATCTTGTTGATAAGCAGACTTCTTCATTTTTTCAGCCATTTCCTTTTGAATCATAAAATTCAATCTGTTGACATCAAACAACTCTGATGGATCTATAGCTTGCTCATTCCATGATTTATTATAAGAGTCAACAATTTTTTCAATCATTTCATCTCTTGTTTTTCTAAACTCAGCAAATGTTTCTTTTTGTTTTGCCGTAGCTAAACCAATACCAGCTTCTTGCAATCCATACTTATATATAGAAGGCACACCCTGCATAAAAGCTCTTTGTACAGGCTGTACAAGACCACCCATTAAAAAACCAGACATAAATACATTAAATCCTTCACCAGAAAACTGATCACCCATTGCAGATAGTATCATTTGATTCTGTAATGCAACACCACCTTGTGCTGGATTTTGTAGTATTTCTGTATAATAACCAACAGTAGCTGCAGATATTGCTTCTTGAGAAACCTCTTGAATACCTTCAGCAACATTAGCTGCAAAGTAATCTAACATAACTATACCACCACTACCAGCAACACTTTTCCATCCACCCGCAGCTTTAATTTTTGCACCTAGTCTTTTAAGACCTAAGAAACCTTTTTCTTTTCCTCCTAAATATTTAAAAGGGTTTTTAATTACTTTACCCGCAGCATCAACTACTTTTTTACCTGCTGTATTTATTACATTTTTAGCAATCCCTTTACCAAATGCTGAACCTATTGTACGCTGAATACCTCTTTGGAAACCACCTAATGCATTGCCAAGAACTAACCAGTTACTTGCATATATTATTGGTGCATTGGCCATCATTGTTTTAAATGCAGCTTGATCAGCAGCATTATTTATTCTAGCCATCTCATATTCATCAACACCCTGACCACCATTAGCAGCAGCGTAGTTATTCATACCATTTTTAAGTACTTGATTATATGCCATACCAGCTTCTAACTTGCTCTCAGCCATAGCTAAATTAACAGCTCTCATATCTCTATAAAAACCACCAAACTTTGCATTCATCTTAGCAAGATTACTCATATTTTGACCAGCATTTTTTGCAGTCTTAATATCTCTAAATGCTTTTACTGTATTAGGTGTAAAACCTCTACCAAGTAAATTTCCTGCAGCTTTTAATCTTTCACCGCCTTTAGCAGCAACCCAGAAATCTCTAGCATTTTCAATTGCTTTAGCTTGCTTTAATATATCTCTTGTACGTTCGTACATTTTTGTGAAACTAAAAAAGCCTTTAACACCTTTAACAACGTTTGCACCTGTCTTAACTATAGTAACTGGTGCTGCTGTACCTCCTGAAAGTGCTGTAACACCTGCTAACACTAGCTCTTCTGCAGCAATAGATATAAGTATACCTCCTGTATATGCAGAGTTAGCTGCTAGGTTATTCATAAACCCACCAAAACCTCCTCTGGTAGAATTCATTATACCCATCTTGTCTTCAAAAGCTGTAGCTGAGTCAAGATCTGGCTCAAGATAATCAGAACCACTAAACATAGATCCATATACAGAACTTAATCCTGTACCAACTAATGACCACCAATTACCTCTCATTCTGGAAAAGTCATCATAAATTGTAGAATTTGCATTATAAAAACTTTCCATATTAGAATATGGAGAATATCCTAACTTATCAAACTCAGGATGTTCAAAATATCTCATAAACTGAGTTTGCCTCATTCCTGTAAATGCAGGGGCAACTTTTTTTTCTGATACAGGTGTATCATTTAAAGTCAATAACCTCTTCGTCATTGAAAAGGTGTTCTCAGTATTATCAGGTCTGCTTTGAGTAACAGGATTATATGTATCAGTAGCAGGACCGGGATCAGCTATACCTAAACTTGCCATAGCACCCACACCATACTTATCTATTGCTGCTGTGTATTCATTAACACCTGATATATCATCAGCTGCTAAATCACCGCTCATAGCATAATTATTAAAATTCTCTTCTGGAGTTTCAAATAATTCTTCAATAGGTTCAAAACGGAACTGCCCATCAGGTATTACACTTGGGGCAGGTCTTTCAGCTTCTCTATTAAGTTGTTGTAATGGTGTTTTAGATTCGTTTTCCATTTACTTATGCTTTATTTTTTACCATAAATAGCCTGATCCTTTTCTCTCAAAGCTTGGTTATTTCTTCTTATCTCTTCATACTGAGCTTTCATAGCCATCATCTGCTGATCAATACCCATTAAACCATTTCTAAAATCCATTTGTATAGTACCTGAATCTGTAGTATACTCAGTATAATTTTCTGCATCAGGATCATAAGGATTATAATAATTTACATTATAACTAAAATTATAATCACCAGTTCCATTTTTTATAACTCTATACTCTGCAGTATTAGTTATACCATTATCATTAGGAATTGTATAGTCATGATAGTTATTATTATCTCCACCTAATATATCTATTTCTGTTGAAGAATAATAATCATTCTTTTTAGCTTTAACGTTCATATCATCTTGTTGATCATAAACTAAGAATATACCACTCTCATTGTTGTCTGTACCAACACCTTTTAATTTCTTTATGTCTTCTGTTGTTAATGAACCATACTGTGAATCTTTTGGCCCTTTAACTTTAGATGCTAGCCATTCTGGACTAAACTTAAGCTCATATCCTGCATGAGTTTTATCTCCTACTTTAGCTTTGTCATACACAGGCATATAAGCTAATGTCCCTATTGGAGCTATGGCATCTGTGTTAGATCTCTTAGGATTATTAATCCACGTATTTAAATCTTCTATCCACAAATTATAGACTTTTAATGCTAAATCATTTTTTTGTTCTAACTCACTATCCTTACCTAATGTACCAACACCCATTCCAAATGTAGAGTTGTTAGCTTGTAAAGTTTTAATTTGATTAATCATGTTAGCCATTTCTTGCTCATTGTCAGCATTTCTTGCTAAAGGATTAATAGCATAGTTATATGTAGGATTACTTACAACATCAGTAAAGCTTCCATCAATACCATATCTAGCAGAATTAAAATCTCCTGAATTTACATTAGCATCTAACTGACCTGTAAGTCTTTTGTTTAATCCTTTTTTAATTGCATCATATACCATACTTGCTTCTGATTCAATTGCGGTATTATCCATCATCATTGCTCTAGAACCATCCTTATTATATCTTGGAATTTTCGTAACACCACTTGTTTTGGACGCAGGGTTAATTTGTAAATCATAAGCAGGTACCATATAATCTTTATTATTAGTTCCAACATCTACTTTCCAATTTAAATCAACATTGGTAATTGTACCATCCTCAACACCTTTCTTAACCAAAGCAATATACTCAGTTTTATTTAAAGGTATACCGTCTTTAAAAATGTTTGGGAAATTACCATTATCCATTAAGTTTTTAACATGCTTATTTTGTTTTTTAACATTAACAGTAGTAATATTATTTGCTTCATCAAATTTTTCATATGCTGTTGTTACAAATTGTTCTACACCTTTTATCTGAGTGTTAGTACCATTAATACCATTCATTTTTTGATACAACGCATCATACTGATTTCTTTGATCTTTTGATAATACCATATTTGGATTATCTAAAGCCTGCTGTCTAGTGTTTGAAAACTGTTCATTTTTGTCACTATATATTTTATTAATCAAATCTCTATTAACATAACCAGTAGATTCCCCGTCTTCATTAGTAGTTTGTTCTAATAGTTTTGTTTTTATTTCTGATATAGATCCTCTAAATTCTTTTTGTTCTCCATTTTCTCCTGTTACAGTAATACCATAAGTTTGATCCTCACTTTCATTGTCACCTCTAGGATTCATCAAACTCATCATGCTAACAATATCATTTACTTGATTAGCAGCTAATTTAGTATCAGCTTCTTGAAATTGAGTTTTAGTCCTTTCAATCATGTCAGTATTCTGGGTAACCTCATTTTTTTTATTAGTGGCTAAATCTATTGTATTACCATCACCCAATGTTGTATAGCCAGAAGATAGTGCATCACCAAGCGGACTGTTTATACCAGTACCTTCTAAGTCACTTTTATATTTTTCAAGGTCAAGTCTGTTTTGTTGTTTAACTTTCTCTAGGTTGAGAGCATTAGCAGCATTAGCTCTAATCTTGCTCATGTCATACTTGAACTGTTTTTCTTTTAAAGCATATGGGTTGGCATTCATTTCATATTCATAGTCTCTTGCGCTAAATGCTTGTGCAGATTCTCTCATATCATTCATGATATTATTCTGCATAAGCATACTATATGCTTTATTTAAAGTATTATTTAATGTTTTACTAGGTAAAGCTGCTTCTTCTCTAATTCTTTTTTTAGCTTCTAGTGCTGCTTTAAATTGTTCTGTTCTTGATAATTGTTCTGTATTAGCATTATCAAGTTGTGAGCCTTCTATTATACCATTAGCACCTTTATAGTTTGCCCAAGAAACATTAGCTTTTTCTGCTTTAGCTAAAGCTTGCATATCTTGAGCTATTCTAAGTTCATTAATACCTTCAATTCTTCTAATTGTTTCAGAAGCCCAAAGCTCTTGTCCTTGCTCTAAGTTAGCTGCTCTACCTTCTTTAACTGCAGCTGTTGCCCAATCCATACCTTTTACATATGCTTCTGTTTGATATGCAGCTTGTACTCTTGGATGTTCCATAAGTCTATTTCTGATTTGCTGTAATGCAGCACCAGTTACTTGAGCACCATTTTGTTCAGTAATTATCCAATCAGAATTTATAATTTCTTTTGGGTTAGTTGCAGATATAGGCTTATTAGGATTATATTTAGGATTAGGTTTTTTAGCAAACCTATCTCTTTTCATTTTTAAAGGTGGGTCCATGTTCTCTAATAGTTGCTGACCCATTTCAAATAAGTTAGCATCAGGAACATATTTTGGAAGAGCCATTTGCATAGCTTTATCAGGACTAGCATTAATAAATGCATCCATTTGATATTGCATTGCTCTTTCTCCTGTTTTCCAATATTTACTTTGTACACTTCTATCAGGTGAATTCAGCAATAAATTTGCTGTTTTCATTTCTTCTCTATATCTAGAAGTAAACAAAACATCTTTTACAGTAATATCATCTTCATAGAATGGGGCAAACACGTCCCTAGCTGCATTGACATTTTGTTGTAATGATAAATCCATACCAGATATTTTTTCAATCTGTGGTGCAATTTGTTCTGCGTACTGATCTCTTCTTTCTTTAGTATCTTCTCTTGACAAATCAGCATAAACTACTTTATTATATAATTCATTAGTAGCTTTAAAATTAGTATCATACTTATCTTGTCTTGTCTCCAATACAGCAGACAAGAATTTATAATCCGGTGTAAACGGTTTAATATCCGGTAAGTATGTATCTGCTCCTTTTATGTATGTTGCCATAATGTAAAATTAATATAATTATATAAGTTTACAAAGTGTTTTGTATAAACCCTTTAAGTTTACATTCCCATCTTACCACTGTAAAATGGTACTGCCCACTTTGATAAACGCTTTTTATTCTCTTTTGTCTCCAGACCCTTTTTACCTTTTTGTACATAACCTGGGGGTAATCCATTGGAGGACAAATCTCTTTGTGCATTATTCAATCTACTATTTTTACTTGTAGTTTGAGAATAATAACCAGGATATAAAAACTCAAGATATTCTTTTGTTACTGGTCTTTGTACACCCTCATTATCTTCTCCTATTAGTTTTTGAGCTCTTTCAAAATCTTTAGCTCTTTGATATGCCTGATCATATTTTCCTTCTTCTGTAAATTTTCTACCATCTTCAGTAAATTCAATTATACCAAACTGATTTGGGTTAGTATTGAAATTTGGATTAATTGTATTTAAGTTATATGTATTAGCCAAATTAGTTAAGCCTGCATTAAACAGTTCATTATACTTTCCTGTTCTCCAATTAGTAAAGTTGTCCTTCTGCTGGAGAGCGGTTATAGTATCATCATAAAGCTGCTTATTAGTTGCATTGTTTAACTGATCTACTTTCATATTAAGTTGAGGTTGCATAACTCCAACTTGATTCATGGTTCTAACATTATTTTGATTAACTTGATTAATTGCTTTTGCATTAGCATCTAAAGTTTTACCAAAAACATTACTTCTTGAAATAGCCTGTGGACCATATGCACCTAGTGCATTAACCATAGTATTTAATGCAGAAGTATTAGCATTTACTCTACCTGTATAATCATCAAGTACATAATCTATTTTTTGATCTTCTAATACAGGTGCATATGGTAAACGTAAAGTATCTTTTATAGCTCCAACAGTATTAAGATTATTAATGTCTTGAGCCCACCATAATTTATCTGGGCCCTCATATTCTTTAACATCTGTTGTTATTATTTCTTTATCCGGCTCTGGTAAATCCATCATTCTAATATCTTCAGGACTATAGTCTATATCAAACCCTGGAGCATTATATGTATATCCACCTCTTGCACCATCAAATCTTCTTTTCTTCCATTTTCTATCTATTTTACCATCACCATCTTCATCATAGGTTTTTGGATCATCTTTAAATGCTGCTGCTAAAGATTCATCAGTAAAGAAATATGGTATATAAGGAAGATCTTTCTTTTTAAAATACTCCCTTCTTTTTTCTTCATATTTATTTTGAAATGATCTCCAGTTTTTATCATAACCTTCTCTGTCTGATCTAGGAAAATTATATTTCCAATTTGGTCCTAACTCATCAATGATAGATTGATTTCTAAATCTAAAATCTTCTTCAGCTTCTTCTGAAGAAAATAAAGAAGAACCATAACCAAATTCATCAGCTGTAGCTTGTTCATCAGGTAATTTTACATTATCATACATACCAGGTATAAAAGATGCTATTCCAGATGCATCTGTTATCTTTTGTTGTTCTTGTACCTCATCTGTATATACATCAGATCTATTTCCACTACCTACTATATCAGCTTCTGTTGCTTCTCCTTTTTGTCTAACTCTAGTATCTTTTCTTTCATCTGACGCAGGTTTAATAAACTTTAGTTGTTTTTTACCATCTATAGTAACTACAACAGGAGAGTATCCTTCTTTAATATTTAAATTAAACTCATTATGTTCTTTAGTTCCTGCTTTAAAAGGATTTTTATTTCCTTCTACTTTAGCTTCTTCTTTTTTTGTTACTGGTATTTCTGTGTCAGAAACCTCTTCGTTTTGTCTTTTTTGTACATTAGTTTGTTTAGGACCTACAAAGCCTTCTACATCTTCAGGAAACTGTACAGCAAATTCTTCTTCAGTAAGTGAAAGATCACCGTCATTAGATTTTGCTAAAGTCATTGGATCATAGTTATCAATAGGAGTTAATGCTTTACCATATAAATACTTTTCTCCCACAGTTAACTGATCTAAAAATTTAGGATTTATAGAACCATCAAATTCTCTATGTAAATTATGTCTAATAAAATAATCATAATATTCTGCTCTAGTAGCTGGTTGGCCATTTAAAGTATAAGTACTTTTTTTCTCACCATTACCCTCTTGTGCTTTCTTTATAAAGTCTCCTAACTCTGTACCAAATTTAGCAGTAGTTAATGCTCCTTCATCCCCCAAAGCCATAGCCAGTGGATCTGCACCCATAGGCTGTTGCATTTGCTGAGAAGGCATCATTTGTTGATTACCTTGAGGTGCCATTTGCTGTTGATCTTGCTGAGCTAAAAATTGTTGCAACATCATTATTTGTTGTTGTTGCTCAGGAGGTAAAGCAGCTAATGCTTTTTGTTGTGCTTCTCTTCTTGATATTTCCTCAACCTTAGCTGTAAACTCAATTGGATCTTCTCCAATAGACACTAAGTAAGGATGAGATGCTAATGGTACACCATCAGAAAATTCTTTCTTTGCTTCTTGCATAAATGCTAACCTAGAAAGATCATTCATGTTTTTCTTTAACATTAATTCAGCACTTGTTGCAGATATGTTATCAGAGTATTGTGAGTTTAACTCGCCATAATATTCTTGTAAGCCAAATTTCTTTGACACTTTAGCTGGAGTTTTTTTAGCTCCACCCATATCAAATTCTGACATCTCATCTTTTGATAGTTTTAATTTACGTGTATCAGAAAAAACAAAAGATTGCTCTGGCAAAAACATTGGTACACCACCACTTGTATGTCTAGGACCTGTTATATCATATAAACCAAATGTCCCATCATTATTTAAATCAGTCAAAACTGTTTCTCCACCTTCTGCTTCTAAATTAGCATCTTCTCTTGGTACACTTGATAAACTATATCTAACTGATTCATCTTGTGAATCATTAAAATTAGTGTTTCCATAGTATGCCTGTGGAGTTGTAACCAAACCATAATCAGCTTGATCACCTGTTGTCATACCACCATCTCTCATAGATTTAGTATCTTCTACAACTTTACCATTGCGTATAGCAAATCCTTCAGGTAGTTTATTTATTTTAATTTTTGCCATAATTATAATTTTTCTATATCAGCTCCGGCTGCAATTAACTTTGCTAACATTCTTGAATCTACTTCTAGAGTTTCTCCACCTTGTTTCAAACCTTTAGTTTTCATTGCTAGTTTTATACCTTGTTGAGTAGCCCAACTAGCATCATCATAAAAATCTTGATCATAAACATAGTCTCTTACTTGTTGTTTATCTATCCCTGCTTCTTGCATTAATGCTTTAAGATCTTTCTTTTTAACACCTGTAAAGAAATCTAAACCTTCTCCTACACTAGAAATATTTTTAGCTTGATCATAAATATCCATAAGATTTGTTGCAGTGTTTGGTTGAATTCCCAAAAGTTGCTGTCCCATTTTTGATTCCATAAAATCTTTCGGTAAACCTGATAGTATTGCAGCTGTATCAACAACTGCGGTACCACCACCTATTTGCATATTCTTAAGTATATTGTGTTGTACATAATCAGGAAGTGCTTTAAACCCTTCATTATTAACTCCACCACCTTCTTTAGCAACATTCATATATAGGCCTGTAGTTCTATCTCCTTCACTACCAAATCCACCTGGATTCACTAGCTCTCCCTTACCACGTTTGAAATTCATATCATACATAACACCAAAAGTATTATCAGCTATAGTATCTACAGTTTTTAAATCTTTTTCTGCTTGTTTATTACTTTTTGCTTCTTTAATATCATTGGAAATTCTAAAACCTTGATAAACTGCATTTGATCCTTTACTATAAAGTTGACCCATTGCAGTATTAGGAAAATCTTCCATAGCAAACAAAGGATCTCTTTTTCTTTTAACTGTAGGTTTATTTATCCTACTTCTTAATTCATCTGCAGATGGGCTTCCTGCTGTACCTGGTGTTCCTTCCCCTGTACCATCACCTCCATCTATATCTATGTAATCAGGTATACCGTCACCATCTTCATCAAGAAAATTACTATTTGATTGTTCTGACTCTTCTGTTCTATTACCATATGTCCCATCATCAATAGCTGCTCTCTTTACTAACTCAGTATCTTGCATATAATTTGTTTGACCAGCATTTTTCATAAAATCTGCTAAATCATCTGTATAAGGATTAAATCCTCCTCCAGTCAAATCAAATTCAGATTCTTGTTTACCATACATAAAATCTGGAATATTGAACTGTGCTTTTGGTAAATTAGAACCACCATATCTTTTAGATTCACCATTAGGAAAAAACTTACCTTTTAAATTTTCATATAACTGCTTACCTTTCTCAGACAAATTATCTATATTCATATTAAGAAACTTCTTAATTTCAGGATCATTAACATCAATGTTTTCTGTAGAAATTTCATTTGCTATTTTTTCTGACTCTTGAACAAGATTTCCTAATATATCTTTTTCAGGGTTTTCATATTTCCATTGTGTAACATAATCATCAAAGGCTTTTTGATTTTCTTCAGTTACATCAAATTTAATCTTATACTCTGAATTTTTTAACTTAGTTAATTTATCATCAACCCTGTTTTGCTTAAAGTTACTAATAGCACCATCTTCACCAAAGAAATCACTAGCTACACTTGCAGTAGTATTTATTATATCATTTATATTAATGCTTTGATCTCCAAAAGCTGCAGGATTTAAATACATTGGGTTAGGCGCTAAATAACCATTATCTTTATTTTGTATAACTTTATTTTTATTAGATTTAGAAGCTATATTTATAAAATCAGATAACTGATTTACTGTTGGATCATTGGCAAACTTTTGTTCTAATTTAGATTGTGCTTGGGGATCAGGGTTAAAACCAATTGGGACATAACCACCCACATTCATTTCTTTTATATAAGAACCAGGCGTTCTATTAGATACAGGTGTATCATAAATACCTTCTCCACCATCTTGTGCTTTAGGTGCATCATGAGTATATCCTGCTTTCTTTAGTCTAAGATGTGCTTCATGATCTCTTGCTCTGATCTTTCTATCACCTTTATACATAAAGTGTGGCTCAAATTCACCACCTTCTTCCTTCTTCCATCCAGCAGCATTCTTAGCAAAATTAGCCATCTTAACTACACTTGGTGGATAAGCTTTAGTATTTGACATAACTTTGTTATAAGCTTGCTTAACAGTCATACCACGTGATTTAGCCCATGCTGTAAACTTACCTTCATTTTTAGGATCTATTTCAATACCTGACTTGGCCATATTGATTGGATCAATATTCATATCCATAGCTGGTGCATCTTCTTGCATTGATTCTGCCCTTGCTAATTGTTGTGGGTTGTTTGTTATTTCTTGAGGGCTAGGTTCTTGTTGTCTTTGAGACTGCTCTATTTGTTTAAATAATTCTAACACCATATCTTGTTCATAACCCATAGTCATAAGTGCTTGACCTATAAGGTTTTGATCAACATCTTGTGCCATCAAGTTCATTACTATCTCTTGTGGTTGCTGTCCTTGATTCATTGACTGAGAAAAAACCTCAGTTATCTGCATAACTTGAGGATCAACTTGAGGTTGCTGTTGCATTCCCATAGGTTGTTGTTGCATACCTGGTTGTTGAGGTATCATTGCTCCTCCTTGCTGTTTTACACTTTTTTTGTTTAAATCCACGTTGATAATATTATATTATTAATATACAAATAATTAAGGAGATTCACTAATCTTTAGGGTTTAAGAATCTTTAATAAGTTCTGTCATTATGAAATTTGGAACACTCATACCTCTTTGTTTAGCTTCTTGATAATGTTTTGCATTAAGTTTATTATATAATTCTGTTGCACTTTTTTCTCTATATGTTCCATCATATTTACCAGATATAAAGTTATTGTATACACCGTACTCTCCTCCTTGTGCCATAGATGACATTTCAAAAGGTGATGGATCTTGGTCTACAGAAGCAAATCTTTCAGGAAATAAATCTGATCTATATTTATTTACTTTTTTAATATAAGAGTCAGCAGGTTTTTCTAATCCAACTGCTTGAGCAATCTCAAACACTTGCTGACCTACTCCAGGAATATGCTTATAGTTAGTTGAACTTATATCTGCTAATGTAGCATCGTACAATTCTCTTAAAGCTTGCACCTCTTCTTGTGAAGTTCTATTATCATCTACACGTCCTGTTTTTAATAATCTATTAGATCCTTGATTATATGCTAAAATTGCCATGTTTCTTATATCAGTTTCTGTCAAACCTAATGAAGGATATTCTTTTGCATAGTCTTTAAAAAGCTCATAGTTTTTAGTTATCATATATGTTATTGCATCTAAACCTTTATTGTCATCTTTAAAGTCTTCTACACTATTAATATCAAAATATTCTTTTGCAAAACTATCTAATGATGCAAGTTTAGTTTTACCAATACCTAATGAAATATCTTTATCCTTTTTTCCTTTAAGATCATATACTACTCCTTTAACAAAAGAAACATCATCTCTTGATCTTGGTACATTACTACCAACTCCTGTTTCAACACCTGTTATACCAATAACAGTTGACTCAAGCCAATCAGGATTCACAGAAGAATTTAATATCTTGGGTATTTTTAAAGAATTATATTTTGCTCTTTTAAATATATTCTGAAGTTGTTCAAGTCTTTCCCCTTCATAAACAACTTTATCTTCTTGAGAGCCTGAATATCTAAATGCTAAATTTTGTATTGCATTATCATTTACTTGAATATCCTCTATTCCATCAACATTATACTTTGATTTAATATCAAGATTTTCATTAGGTCTCCTGATCCATGCTGTAGTTAATTCATTATATGGTTGTTGTCTAACAGAACCATTTACATTATGCGTAATAATTGGAACACCATCAATTATATTTGATACAAATCCACTATGAGTGTTATGTGTTTTTGACTTTAATGTTTCTTCATGATGACTTGATCCATCCCAATATAAACCAACTATATCACCTATTTTATAATCTGATGCTTTTGTTTGTTTTTTCTTTTTTATTTGTTTAGTAATTCTTTTTAAATCTTCTACTGAATTAACATTTTTAAATGCGGCATCATCATATATATTAAAAATAGTATTACTGTTTTTAGTTCTGTCCATATTTTCATATATGTCCCAGGCATCTTTATATTTAACACCCAACGCATCTGTCATTACTTCATTTCCCTCAAGTATAGTACACATACCAGCCGCACATCTTGTTTCTTCTAAACTGCTTGGTATAAAATCAAACACAAGAGCTTGAGGATCTTCTTCAGTATTAGCAGTGTTATATGCATCTAATGCTTCTTTAGTTTGGTCACCAAACTTTCCATCAATACTACTTGTGTTTTTATTAGGTAAGGTAGGAGAAAGATAACCTTCATCAACAAGTTTTTGTTGAATACCCATTACTTCTTGTTTAGTATCTGAAGAATATTTTTTATGATATCTAGATATTGATGTAGGATTTAAATTTAAATCATCTACCATAGCCTGATGAGCAGCATATGTATTGCGTCCATATATACCATCTACTCCAGTATAACCAATGTTATATCCTTTACTTAGCAAAACTTCTTGTAAATCTTTAATTTCTGTTTCACTAGCATTACTCATATCTTTCCAACCCCTTGAGTATTCATTAGATTTTCTAATAAAATCAGCAATTAAATTAGGACTATCATATGGTGTCATTAATTTTTCTTCTTCAGATATATCTTGCATTAACTTTTCATAATCACCCTTAGCCATACTCTCTGGATTAAGTATACGCTGTTTGTTAAAATTAGGAATGTTTACGGCTGTATTATCTTGTGCAATTACCCTGTCTCTTCCATAATCATCATTAAGTTGAGTTGGGTCAGGGAAATTTAAAAAGTCTTGTAATGGTGTACTTGGTTCAAAATTTAAATCAGGTAATATATCAAGTCTGGGTCTAACAACTCTGGTATTATCTTGTGGTATAGTATATCTTTCTTCACCATTACCATATTGTTTTTTATAATATGGTCTTGTTATATCTAAATATTCAGTTGGTGTCTTATTAGCTTGTTTAATAGTTTTTCCATATAGGTTAGGATAAACATCAGCTAAAGTTTTACCATCTCTAATAACATTACCAAAATACTCTCTTGTGCCTTGTCTACCTAAAAAATTTGATAAAGCTATAATATCCTCATAAGAAAAATTAAAGCCTTCTATTTGTGGCTTATACTCGTTCATCAAATCAAATGCATCTTTTAATAAAGGAGTTGTATTATTTGATTTTAAACCTTCATTAAGTCTTATACCAAATATTCTATTTTGTGCATCTATATCAGCTATAAACTCATCTCTTGTTCCATCATATAATTTTCCTTTTTGTAATTCAGAAAAACGTTGTCCATATAATCCAGAAGCCGTTGAATCAGGATTTTTCATAAGTTTACCATTTAAACTTTCTGCCTGAGCAATTGCTCTTTTTAATTTTTCTTGATCAATATACTTAATTGTATCTTGCCATGTTTCAGGTTGTGCGGGTTGTCCACCATCTTGATAAACTCTACCACCAAGCTTTTTATAGAAAGCATCTAGGTTTTTCATAATTGATTCAGAATTACCTATCATAGTATTAAATCCTGGACCACTGGTACCTTCTCTCATAATTTTAACTAAAGCTGGTGGTAAAACGTATTCACCCCGCATAGGTGCGTTACCCACACCCCCGCTCATACTTCTAGCAATTGATGTACCTTGTGAACTAACATCAAAAAGTTTTGCATCTGCAGGATCTAAATATGCTGACATAACTCTTTTAGGATCTGCAGGATTTAATAAACCACCCTTCAAAGTATTCTTTGCATTGTTTAAATAAAAAGGTTGAATATCATCACTAAACCAATTACCATCTTCATAGTTTGTAAATGTTTTATTGTTTACATTTGCATCTTCAATTCTATTTAATCTTACAGCATCTGTTTTCTTCATAAGTTTTTTAGAACCATCTGAAGTAAATACTTCTACCATGTCATCAGTTGGTTTTAGTACTTCTTTTATTTTTTTAATTGTTTTTTTGACTGGTTCTTTAAAGTTTTTACCTTTACTCATCCATGCAGGTACAACAGGTATAGCACCTAATGCATCAAAAGTTGCATCTACATAATCTCCTTCTTCTATATTTTGATTGGCATTTTCTGCATATTGTTTCCATGCAAAAGGATTAACCATATCTATTATTGAATCAAAAGCATTTCTTTTAGAATTATTTACATTTAATCTATCAGGAATATCTTGACCACGTGCACTAAAGCCAAATGCTGTCATAGGATTAGCCATTATATCAGCAGCTTTTTCATACCATGATTGTTCTTCATATTGAGATATGGTTGGTTGTTCTTTACCACTTTGAGCCATAGGTATTTCAACAACATAATCTGCATCACCATAGTTATAATTTTCTTTTCCGGGTATCATATCTTGAACAATGCCATTATTACCATATCCTCTAACTGGAAAATCTACACCCTCCATAGTAATATCTGATGATGGTATAATGTTAAAAGGGTTATTTACATCAGGGCTATTTCTTTTATATCCTTCTGTACTAAACATTTCTGATACATGTGTTATGTATTCATTTGGTCCGCCTGGTAATCCTATGCTTTTTTTATTTGCCATTATCTTTGTGATAGTAAAAGTTTAGTATTATTTAACCTCAATAGCATTTTTCTGTTTCCTGATACATTTCTACGTAAAATTAAGTTATTAGAATAATGTCTAAACTTCTTGCGTTCAGTTGGAGATTTTTGATAATTAAGGTTAATTGTATTTAATGGTCTTATATATCCATTTGATTCTGTGTTAAATATAGACTGCTCAACATTAGTAAACTCACCTCTGTCTCTTGTAATATCCCAAAATTGATTAAATCTAAACTTGTGTTCAACTTTAGATACTAATATATCTATACTATTTAAATTTACTATTGGATAATTTAAATTAGCCCACGGACTATTAACTGGTTGTGGGTTTAATTCAAGTAAGCCTGATGTTTGATCATTGTTATAAATAATAGATGCATCAAAATTAAAATCTAAATCTTCCCATTTATCACCCCCACACATATTATATTGAGGATCTCCTTTATAAACATATGTTTCAAGTTGGTATTCAAAACTTCTAATTGTATTTACAGCTTGTCCTGTATTAGATATTAAATCTATTTCCCAAGGATAATCCACATTATAAAAATTAGCAAATGAATCACAACGTACATTGTGTCTCCAAATACCTCCATACACATAATTAGCTTGTGTACTTATATAATAAAAATAGTTACATCTAGCAGGATCAGGTTGTATAAAGTTAGGATCACCAATTTGATAAATTAATGGTGCACTATCTGGACATGTTCCTAGTTCTGTTACAACAGTACCTGGCACTGTAATAGGTGGACATTCACATTCTACCTTTCTACATATAGGTGCTAAGTTTGGATCATCACTACATGTACCAGTAGATGAACTATATGTTGATGTACTTGGGTCAGGATAAACTAGTGTATAACCTGTAGGACATTCACATACAAAAGGTATAGAACAAACATCACCAGCTATTGCAGTTGCTGAATCTAATAATGATTGATTATTATTAGCAGCCATTGTATATTGATTTGGACCTGGTGTTGAATTAGGAACATCATATGTTGTATTACTTATACTGTCTAATAAAGCAGTTACACCAGGAACTGGATTAGTAGCCCCACAATAAACAGCAAATATTTCTTGTTTATGCTCATCTTGTAAATCTATGTCTGCTGATTGATTTGCTCCTGCTGCCCAATTACCTGTATTAGCATTAGGTCTACCCGTAGCAATTATAGCAGAATCCTGATACTGAGGTACACCATTTGCTGTACTATTAGCATTAGTACCCTGTGTTCCATCTGTGACAACAATCAATACTTGTCTAAAACTAGGATCTTGTGTTCTACCAGGATATTGTGCACTAAAACTTGATGCAGACTTATTATTTAACATTGCTAATCCCCCATTACCTGTTAAAGGATTATTGATTCCACCAGTACCAAAAATAGCATTATTAGCACTAGTTCCACCACCAGCTGGCCAATTTGCAGTATATAGATTACATAATGATACACCTGTTGCATTAGAGTTCATACTCAAACCACCCTGAAGTAATTGAGTGCTAGCACCTGCCCACATTGTAGTACCTATTTGCATTGTTCCTGCAGCTAAAGCATCAGTTACTTCTGTGCTATTCATAAATACATCTAACCAACGTAATTGTGCTGTACCATTATCTGTATTACCCATAACTCCTGTACCAGGAACTAAATTTCCAGCAGCATCAAATACCATAGGAGTATAATTAGGAGGTCCACTAGGTGTAGTACTTCCAGATACATCCATTGCAATAACAATATCTAATAAACAATTAGTTGCTCCACCTGTAATATCAGCTGCTATATTAGTAACAGTTACTTCAGAATCTTCTACCTCATTTATACTTATTTCACATAAACCATTTACTGGGTTAAATGTATATCCTGGAGGACAAGATGGATTGTTTAAATCTTCAAAAGCATTAGTAGTAAAAAAATGATTTATGCTTGGTAACGCTAATCCCGGATGCCAATCATGAAATGATATCCATGCTTTAGCTTTTGGATCATAACTAACAGTCCATGAGCAGTCATCAAAATATAGTGGATCTCCTATATCTACAGGAATACTATTAGCTCCTAAAGTAATAGTAATTGGTTTAGCTATGCTATCAGTAAATTCAGCTGTTGCTATATATTGTGATTTAAGTTGATAATCCTTTTTCATAAAGTATACTATATCATCTACTGAATCATAAATGACATGACACCCAACTCCTGCAACAGGGTTATCTGACCAAACAGAATTCTCTGATTCTGGAAACTGTTTTACAAATTTAGAAGGTAAGTATTTTGCAAACCACCATTTCATTCCATTATTAGAAATAGGATCTAAACCTTTACCTCCATACTGAAATATTTTACCTTGAGCTTGAGATATAAAAAATAAACCTAAAGGTGTATTTATAACTCCTCTTAAACTTTCTGATGAACCATATTCATTTGATAAATCTGCATTAGCAACATTTTGAAATGGTTGGCTAAACAATCCTCCGTCACCTATAGTAAGTTTAGTATCTAACTGTGTTCTTAAAGTATCAAGACCTTGGAACATTTGAGGTGATAAGTGAGGAAAGAATATTAATGCTCCACTTTTATTTATTGGTTTTATTACACTAACATCATTTTTAAAGTCTTTATAATTGTTTTGCAAAAAGACTCTCCAAAAATCTTTCTTAGATTCTTCCTGTGCTTGTAATGAGTAGATTAATCTTTTTGGATAATTTACAAAACATTCCTCTGCAGTTATTGGATCATAGTCTAAAGGTTGAACAAGACCAAAAGATGTCATTTGTGTAGGAAACTTACTAGGGCTTAATGACTCATCATATTTATAAAAGTTATCTGCCTTTTCAATCCTTGCATGAAATAATGCATCTACATCATTATAATCATAAGGCTCATATATTCTTTTTTGTGGTTCATCTTCCCAATCTCTGTGTGCTAAATTTACATCTGATTCAACATAAAAATCTAATATACCATTAGTATGCGTATAACCATATGCATATCTCATTTCAAAAAACCCATTAGGGTCACTACCATTCCATGTTGAACTATCAAATGCACCTCCACATGAGTTTTCTCCTCTATCTAAATAATATAGATCATTTGGAACTATATCATCCCAACCACCAATAAGACCTGTGAGACCTAAACTTGATACTGCTCTAGCTAAATTAGTTATATCAAATCTTTGTGAGTTCATCCAATATCTTGGATAAGGTATGTTTACATATAAGGCATAATCAAATGTAAAACCATCTGGTTCTCCAAGCAAGTACCTGGTAAAAATAGGCATTATGGTTTTTTCTGTGTATCTTCCAACAAACGTATCACCAGCAAAACTAGGTGCTGATGAATATAAATAACCTAATGGCTTTTCTGGATCTAATAGTTCAACACAGCCTCTCATAGGTATTTGTTTAATACCTGAAAGCTGTCCATATTGATTATCAAAATTAAATTTTAATGCACCATAGTGTGCTGATATATCTGAACCACGTGGATTATCTTTTCCTGGAGATACAAAATAATCATCACTGTGAACATTCTCTGTACCATCAGCATTAACAGAACCACCTACTACAAATCTTGAATTATCTTGAACAGTAGGATTTGCAATTTCTTCACTCAATGATACTGCTACAGTTGTTGGTCTAAATAAATTGTTTATTTTATATTTTCCACTATCAAATGTTTGAAAAGAAGATCCTAAATAATTAGAGTCTTCATTTTTAATTCTCCATAAACCATTGTTAATTGGTGTAAAATCTGTAAACTGACCATCAGAATTATACTTCCACATGTAGTCTCTGTAATCAGTAGAATTATAAAATGCATCAATAATTTCATTACCTGCAATAGCTATGTTTGTTTGAGTACTCAATAAGTTTGTGGCAATCTTAAGAAACTGTGGTAAGTTTGATACATTTGTATCATTACTACGTGTTCTTTCTACCTTACCAGTTTGAATTCCCGGAATTGCACCATCCTGTTGGTCTTTTTCAGCGTTATAATCTTCTGCATTTCGTGCAGAATTACCACCAATATATAAATCACCTATCCCTGCAAGTGCATCAATAAGGTTTGTAGCGTTAAGATCAAAATCTATTCCTGCTGCGTTTTCATTTCCTCCTGCAGCTTCAGCTGATGCAACAGCTTGATCTCTTGCAGCATCAATATAATCATTAAATCTATCATCCCATGGTCCTTGAAAATCACCACCAGAAATTTCACCCCCACTTCTTGGAGTCCAGTTTACCGTAGCAACACCAGGTGGTACAGTTAACGTAACAAATCCATTGTTACCCCTTTGCGCTTTACCTTTTATTTCTTCTCCTTTAACTGTTGTACTAGATAGGTTAGTACTATTACTTGTAGCATTTCTACCAGTAGTACCTCTTAACTGATGCAAAGCATAACCAAATCCAATTATAGCTGAGGCAAATGCAGCAATCCCTCTTATTATTTTTTGTTGAGGGTGATCTTCTGATGGTATAAAGTATCCTGATGATCTTCCTGATAATTCACCATATAAACGTGTCTCATATGCATTTAAAAAAGGCTGCTTAAACATTAAGTCAGGAGATGAAAATGTAAAAACTGATTTTGAATATCCATCTAAAGGAGCAAAATCATCTATAGATTCTCCAAATTTATTACATCCTTCAGTTAATTTATCATTAACACCATCTTGAAAATACACATCAGGTCTTAAATCATTATAAGGATGATTAGGATATAAACCTTGAACAGTTTCACCTCCTATCAAATCTTCAGGATTAGGCACAGTATATTCTCTCATGTTTCTAAACAAGCCCTTTCCTAATATAGATTTAGCTCCTAGTCTTGAACCTCTTAGAAGTTCATACCCTACAACATTTGGTATATATGTACCATCATTATATTTAGGTCTTTCAATGTTATTAAATTGAACTCCTAAAATGTTTATTAAATCTATTCCAGTATTTGACAATGCAACAGTAGGTCCAACTTCTTCAGTTGGCATTTTATGATGTCTTATTGGTTTACCACATAAATCACCCCATATATCTGGTTCATTTGGATATCTTTCTGTTGACTCCCAATAACCCATGTTACCTCTAGATGTTATTGTAGATCCATCAGGTAACTGTGAGACAGCAGTACTTTCAACAGATGCTGTATTATATACTTTAAATAATTTTTCCCCGTCTGTTGTATTTAATACATTAGCTCCATTAAAAAATTCATCTTCATTATAAACATCAGGACCTGGTACATTTGTAATTTGTCTAGTTACAACATTATACAATTCTGGAGCCCTACCGGGTATGTGATATGAAGAAGATCTTTCCCCTGTATTATATATCCATCTTATAAAAAAAGCATACTGCTCATCACGCAAAAAATTATATTTATTACCTCCCTTATGGTAATAGTTAGAAGGTAAAGAATTGGTAACCCATTCAACCTTTATGTTATTTGCTAGTGGTTGATAGTTAAAGTCAAATTGTTCAACGGGTCCTTGTCTTATAAGCCAGTCATTTACAACAAACATTGATTCAGACTTTTCATAAGCAGGACTCATTAAAGGTATTTGAATTAAGTCTACTGGAGGAAGCGCTTCATCAATATAATCAATGTTAATTTTCTTTTGTTGAGTGCTATATAATCCTATTTTCTTTGCAGATGTTTGACCTTGATTTCTCCTGAGTATTACTAATTCATAGTATTCATATTTTTCATCTAAATTAGAAACTTCAATATCTAATGATCCACTAGTACCTAAATGATCAAATATTGTTTGAATATTTGATATACCTATGTAGTCACCAACCTTTTGCTCATTTTCTGTATAAGCTATAAATGCTTGATAAGATCCATTAGAAATCATACCTGAATCAACTGACTGAGATAAATTAATACAAGGTGTATCAACTAATGGTGCTAATCTTATTTTTTCACAATTTAATGTTCTAGGAATAATATCTTCATATTCAACACAATCAGACCCATCAATATCTGGACCTGTAACCTGTATTTGATTCCATGGAATTTTATCTATATTTAATGTTCTTGATGGGTTATTACCATCATCCCAATATACTTGCCATGTACAATCAAAATTTTCTTTAGCAGCTCCAGTAATTAAAAACTTTTTATTAAAATTTAAACACTGATCATTCACTAATGTTGTGTATGTACATTCACTATCATCAAATGTACCTATCTCAGAGTTTATATCATCTGTAGAATAAATAACCCATTCATCTCCATATCTATGTATTGCACCTATAACTGTATAGGGTATAACACCACACATTAAATTTGATGGCTCATTTCCTATCATACCTAAATCTCCATCTTCAGAATTATTTGCTGCATTACGTGCATGCCACCATGATTGCTTACCTTCAAAAGAAGGAGCAACATCTTTATTCATACCTTTAGTAAATGAATTTGTGTTTACTGAAGATGTTCCTTGTGCAGCTGCACGTGGAGAAGAAGATTTCTTTTTTGCCATAATATATTACTTCTTTAACAAGTTGGACATGATGCTGATGATCCTGAAACAGACGGTGCTGTAACAACTCTTGGATTTGCAGGAGCATAACTTAAAAACATATTATAATAATTATGATATTGTGCTCTTCTATTCATTGTCCATACTTTTCTCATCTCTTGGAAATTAGGTGTATTAACAAAACCAAGTGCATTATTTCTTGCTGCTCTCAATCTAGTTTCTACTAACCCTAATTGTTGTGATACATTTTCACCATTCCAAACCATGTTTTCTAATATTCTTTGTTTTATTGCATACTCATAATATTCATTGCAATATGGTTGATCTAATACTAGCAAATCTCCTTCAGCATTTTCCATTGCTCCTTGAAAACTTAAATAGACTTTACCTGTACGGAATGTTGTAATTAAAAATCCGTCTTTAATTTCTGCTATATCTATAGCTTGAGCACCTAAACTAGGACAATAACAAACTTTATCATTAACATTTTTTATCCTTAGTTCAGTCCAATCTGTAAATGTTCTAAACTGACCTCCCCCTATTCTTTGAACTAATTGATATTGATTTTTATCATTACAAGTCTTAACTACACATACGTCCTTACAAGCTTCTCCATCTTCACATGGTGCAGCATCATCTGGTGCTGGTATATATGGTACATCATTATATGTTTCTACGTGTGTGCCTGATGGCATAGAATTGTTTACTGTATATGAACCACATCTAAATGCATAATTTAAATATTGAAAATCAGAAGGCAATTGACCTTTACCATGTTCTATATCTATAATAACTTCTTTAGTTCTATGTATACGTAAACCCAAATCATAATTTACTCTTTGTGCAACTTTAATCAATTGTGCAGGTTCTATCATTCCTTCTAACGCATAGTTAGAAAAATCAATAGATACGTCTTCCATTAATTGACTAAATGTTCTATATTTTTGTGATACCCCCATTGTTATAATTTTATGTTCTTGCTAGGTTACGTTTATTATCTGAATCTTCAGACGGTATTTTTAATGTACCCACCATAGTCTGTATTACTTGACTTTCTATTTCAGCAAACAATGCTTCAGGTATATATATTTCTTGTTCATATCTAGGTGTACAATCATCTTCAGTATCACAATTCCATTTTGTAATGTCTGAATCAAAAACCCCTTCTACTTTAATTGCATCCCAAGCTATATTTGGACAATAGATATATCCATCAAGCCACCAAAAATAAAGAGTTTTATTATATTTAAAAGATGTACTTTTAGTTAAAGAGGTATAAGTACCCGGCTGTGTGCCTTGTAATTCTTGAGATCCATCTATTGAACTAATAGTACGGATTAATGGTCCCCAGTATCCTTCAAACATTGAAGGCAGTCTATGTTTTGTACGCTTTATAGTACAACCGCTTTGTATACCTGCACAATGAGCTTCAACTTTATCTACGTCAATTAATTCTACATAAGGTAATGTTTTCCAGACTGAATTAAATTTTAATAATTTGTTTGCGTAATCTTGCCTTCTCATTAAAACCTGAGCATACTTTTCAATTAAGCTATAAATATATCTATCAGTAGTAAAGGCATCTTGAACCTCCGCTTTTACTTGGCCTCTAATTCTAGATATTGTTTCTGCTATTGTTGCCATGTTTTTTATTTTTCAAATTCATTATAGTACTTTAATGCTTTGCTGGTTTCTTCAGGGTTTTCATCATAAAGATGAGCCACCTTATATTTGTTCTTCATAACTAAATACTTGGTCCAGTTGACAGGGTAATTTTTTGCCACGCTTCTTTTAAATTCTCTGCATGCTACAAATCTCCATAACTCTCTATTTTTGAATCTATATTTAGTTGAGTAATTTGTATAAAATATTTTTCCTAAATTGCCATCTGTTTCCCAGTTTTTATTTTGTAAAACTTTACCATATTGTTTTGATAATGCATAATTAGTATTAATTGATTTAGATGAAGGACATGTTCCAATAAACAAATAACCTAATGAATCAGGCAATTCTACTCCATCTCTATTATCTACTACAGTATTCCAAAGTTTAACATTATATAATTTAATTATCTTTTTTAATTTAACGTTATCTATGTCAGAGTATAAAGGTTTTTTATCTTTAAACTCCTTAAATGTTTCTTCATTTAATAACCCAAGTCTTTTCTCTCTATATCTAGGAGCATTTAAATTGGGTTTTTTAAAATTGTTGATCATACAGTTATATTTATAATTTACAAAAAAAACCCCACTTAATGAAATTAAAAGTGAGGTCTTTACAATGCTTGATATGTTAATTCACATATATTACCCATTGTAGGGTGTTGTAATTCAAGTTTACCAGATCTTCTATTACCAACATATTTATTGCTATAATGATAGTAATCTGTCTTTCCTAAACTTGGCAGCGTCTTTTCAATAAAACCTGCTGTCTCATTGGATGTCATATACTCTACCTTTCTGTCTGTATGTATATGACCTTTAAATAACGTTCTGTTTGTTGTAGCACCCCATTGTTTAGGATACTCTGATGCATAGATTAAAGGATTATTTTTGCTGCGTTTATCACCATGCTCAAAAGCATTAAAGTTATTATGCCAAACGTGAACTTTTCTTTCTTCATATTTAGTATCCCAAACTATCTCATCACTAATAATAGACTTAGATAAAGCATGAACTAAATGAAAAGAAGATAATCTATCATGATTACCTGGAACATATACAACAACTAATTCTTTACAATATGCTTTGATATAATTTATAGCCCAATGCATTGCATCAAATGCTTGCATATAAGCTTTTGTAGCAGGCATACAGTTATCTAATCCTGTTCCGCTAGTGGTAGTACCATCAAATGTATCCATGTTGATTAAATCACCTCCTACAACAAAGTACATTCTCTCTATATAATTAACTGGAGCTGCCTTTTGTATTAAGTAAGTAACTGTATCTTCAAAATCTTTATCTATGGTATCATTACCTTCTTTCCCAAAATGAATATCTTGTAATGATATTACACCACACACAGGATCATTTGAGACAATATTCTTTAGATTTACTTTAGGTAATTTATAAGTCTTAGGTTTCCAGTTTTCCAATAACTCTTTAAAAAGCTTTTCTTCTGGGTTTTTAATTTGAGATATTAATGCTGACACTCTCCAGTGATCACCCATTTGTTTATTCCAATACTGAGATAGTTTCCATCTGTCAGTATCTATTTTTAGTAACTCAATTATTTCTTCTGCACTTTTAGGTTCATGATCAAAAGTTCCTGATATCTTACCTTCCCCTTTTTCTAAATCAATTGCTTCCACAACCTGAGCATTTTCTGCTGCTTTGCTGAAAAATATTGATTTCTTTTTTTTATTCTTCCTCTCAGCTAGTAATTCTTTTTTAATTTTTCTGTATTGTTTCTCAGTTATACCAAGTCTTTCACTACTAATTGAAGGGTGTTTTTTCCACTTTAATGATTCTAATACTCTTTGTTTTAAATTGTCCATAAAAATTTTTTTGATTATTGTAAAGATATAAAAAAAAAAGAGACTGGAATAAATCCAGCCTCTTCCAACGTTTGTAGTAGAAAACCAACAAACCACCACTTGTTGTTTTTTATTGTGCTCCTGTAGAAATTAAAATTTCAATTGGTTTACATGAAGCCCCTATTCCCTCATCCACAACTTTAATTTTATATTGTGTATTAGGTACTAGATTTGTTATTTTAAAATTATTTATAGTTGGCTGTATTGGTGTTGCATTTGCTAATGTCCAACTACCCGCTCCTATTTGAGTTTGATAATAAACATTTAATCCAGTGCTATTACTCCATACACCATTCCAAAGTACTTCAACTGAATTTTTAGTTACTACTCCAGCATAAACATTATATGGATCATGCTGAACATCATCTGATGTACATGCACCCAAGCCGTTTGCCAAGATCATAGAAAACTTTTGTATAATAGAGTCTAATCTTTCACCAGAAGTTATAACTATTTTGCTACCAGTTTCACCAATTTGAAATGATGTACCACAGTAGCTTACACATGATGCACATTGAACATCATCACATCTTTCGCTACCTACACTGCAATCAGTATAAGTACATGCATTAGTTATTGCTGTGTCAGCGCAACTACAATTTTTATTACATTTTGTACAATTACAAGCCATTTTTTATTTTTTATTTTATGAGCAACCTGCTACTATGTCCGCACTAATTTGAGAAGCATCTGCTGATGAATTATATACACCTCCAGTTTGTGTTGCCAATTCTCTCCAAGGATATATCGGAGATGTCATACCAGACAATGTTTGACTTAAATTTACACCAGGTCCACAAACATTATATTTAATTCCGTTATCATTTGCAAAAGCTATCATTGACTGAATACCAGCCCATGTAGTTGCGTCAAATGCATCTGACGTTCCTCCTGGTAAATTGTCAGTTACAATAATAACATACTTAGCTACATTGCTTCTAAAGGTTCCACTTAATGCAGCAGCTCCAACAACTAGTTGTGAAGCATAATCACATGGCTCAGGACCATTAATCCCAGAACCTATATTAACACATGTTCCATCAACACCCCCGTTTAGTTTATCTAGTTGTGATGTAAACGTTGTTCCATTGTTAGTAGAAAATTGTTCCCAAGATGTTATAATTTGATATTTACCACCTGTTCCTAGATTTCTTACTTTTTGATTATTTGGTAAACCAGTATAGTCTACACAACCATCATATGGTGTAAAATCACTACTTGATTCATCTGCAGTAACTAATGCTAATCTATAATCATTAGAACCTGATGCTGTATCTATTGTATTAACAAGAGACGCTACACCTGCTTTTACATTATTAATGATTGGACTCATACTTGATGTATAGTCTAAAACAAATGCTACATCCATTCCTTCACTACAAGGAGCAGATCCTGCTACAGTTGTAAAACTTGTAACAAACGGACATTCTTTTGTAGCACCATCAATAACTATTTTTAATTTAGCTTCATATGCTGTATTAGGTGTTAAACCTGTAAATGTATGAGCTATTGAGCCACCAGGATTATTAAATACTTCTGTATCTACTACAGTTCCTGATTGTACTAAGTCTAGTGTATATTGTGCTGTTATTCCTAAATTATTTATAAAAGACAGACTTACTTCTGTTGATCCTATATTATCTATCAAAACAGTAGGGCATGGTACAATTCCATCGGATACACTTGTTATTCTTGATTCACATGTATCACTACCATTTGATACTGCAAAATCAACTGTTATACTTATATCTTGAAATACATTTAATGAGCCGGTAGAAATGTTTACTCCAGATGCATTATTTTGCAATGAAGCTACATTTACTACTGAGCTAAGTGAACTACCGTTTGCATCAGTCAATGTAATAATTGAATGACCAGATGTATCATCAAAACCAACAGGTATTGTTGATCCGGTAAAATCAAAGTTAATTAAGTTTATTACACCTACTGTATTAGTTTGTCTTGATGTAGAGTAATCAAATACAACTGAATCACATCCACCAGGACAACAATTAGTTTGTATACTTTGTATAGCATTATACATGTCATCTATAACTATCCAAGCATTTTGCACTGATTGAGCTAATGTAGATGGAGATGTATTATATCCTGCTATTGAATTATATGTAGCATTTTCTGTTCCTAACATTGATGTTGAACCAATGATTACTGTTTGTGCCACAGCATTACTAATTAATGCAGGAGTACCTACAGCATCTCTTAAAGAACAAAAAGCACTCTCAAGTGCTAAAACTACAACTGATACATCAGTCAATTGACCAACTGTACTTACACATGTTGGAATAATTTGTTCTTCAGTTGATAAACCAACTTGACATACATCACCAACAAATACACAATTTTCTATCCTAGTAAGTCTTGTATTTATATTAGCTATCTGTGCTTTAGCATCATTTATTTCTTGAACATTGTCACAGACTTTTTGAGCTATTAAAGTAGCGTACTCATCTAAAGGAAGTTGAGTTATTGGATTACCGTTTCTATCATCTACTACTAAACATTGCTGCAATGTCATTATAGGTAAATCAATTGATTGTGCTCTTCTAGTTGCTGGATTAGCATTAGCACATATTTGTACTACCATAGCTTGTAGTACAGGTACTATCTCTGTTGGATCAGTACCAGGTAAATCTAAACATGATAAATCTAAACCTGCTAAATCAGGATTTGCTTGAACACCACTTTCAATAAGGTCACATAATTTAGTAGCTAATTTAAATACTACTTCTGAAATAGTATCTCCATTACATAAATCTATGCAAGATATATCTGGTCCTTGCCATACTACACAATTAGAAGATATGCTATCACATCCATTTGTGGTGCCGCTTGAGTTTGTTGGGATCATAAATGTTTTATTTTACTATAATGTACTGCCGTCTTGTAAACTATACATTTATAATATACAAAATTTTTTAAAACCAAACAAGTTAATGCCAGTTTTAAAAAATTTTGCAAACAGTTATGAAAAGTAAATTTAAGCTTTTTCTAAAGTAGCTTCTTCTTTTTCAATATCAGATATAGTCCCATCTTCAAGACTAATGTTTACTGAACCATATTTTTTCTCTAAAGATTCACTTACAGTCTTCCACTCAACTTGTAATTCTGCATGTCTAGATACTAATTGGTTCTTAACTAATTCAGCATTACCAATATTCATTAGTAATGTATTAATTTGATTTTGAAGCTCTTTTACTTCATTCAATTCCTTTTTAGAAATCTTTTTTGATTTTGCCATTATAATTGGTTTTTAAAAATTTGTATACTCTTCAAAGATAATAATATTTTCTAAACTACCAAGGAAGATCAACAACTAAATTTGTATCAGGTAATAAATCTTTCTTAATTATATTCTGCATTCCTTTTATATAATCATCCCGTAAATACTTTACTAAAAATGTTTTTACATCATTTTTAGATAATGATTTATAATCTCGTTCTGTTACAACTCCTTCATCAGTATCTTTTACAATGTATGATCCGTGTACAGTAACACTCTTTTTTTCATATGTTGATTTTAATGACTTGGGTATTACTAATGAACCTGTATAAGTAAATACTATCTCCTTTATTAAAGAATTACCATCTGTAACTAAAGACTCAATATCAAAATAAAATCTTTGAGATAAGTGCTCTTTAACTACAGGTGCCTCTACTTTTTTAATAGCCTTCTTTTTTACTACTTTTTTCTTAGTAGGTTTTTTAATTACTTTTTTGCTTGATGTTTTTTTCTTTTTTGCCATAATAGTTAGTTTAAATATTAAAATCTAGGGCAGTCTACTGCACTAAAACAAAGAGTTGTTCCATCTTCTAATGTTATCTGCATAATAGGAAATTTTTGTCCTTCCACAAAAAAGTCCATTCTGTTAATTGCACTAGTTTTAAAGTCAAGTGAAACTGGAAAACTTGCACCATCATCACCTTTTGGCCCCTGCGGTCCAGTTGGACCTGTAGCACCTGTACTACCCTTTGGTCCAGCAGGGCCTTGTATTCCCTGTGGCCCTTGACTTCCTGTTGCTCCAGTATTACCAGTAGGTCCTCTAGCACCAGTTGGTCCTTGACTACCAGTTGGTCCTTTATCACCTTGTGGACCTTGCGGGCCTTGGCTACCTGTGGCTCCAGCTGCTCCGGTTGCACCTTTAGGTCCAGTAGGACCAGTTGCACCCCGTGCTCCATCATTACCATCAGTACCATTAGTTCCTGCCGGTCCTTGAGCACCTGTATTTCCTTTAGCTCCAGCTGGTCCCTGGGCACCAGTAGCACCTTGTATACCCTGAATACCTTGAGATCCAGTGTCCCCTTTAGGTCCTTGTAATCCAGTTGGTTGACCAACCCATTCACCTTTAGTATTAATTACATCACTACCATTTATTCTAACGTATCCTACATCTGCAACTCCTTTAAGTTTTAAGTTACCTGAAGTAGTTAAAGACATAGCTCCATCAGTATTTGACTGACCTTCATATTTCCAAACCCATCCACGGTCTGCGTCATTATTCATTTGAAATACTGTAGCGTAGTCATTCAAATAACCATAGCTTTGACCAGATTGCATTCCTATACCATAAGTAGATGAGGTACCCCAAAATCTATATTTACTTGGGTTATCACCTGAATTAGTATAATGATATGTCCCACCATTTGGTCCGGCTGGACCTTGTGAACCAGTATCACCTTTTGGACCTTGTGCACCAGTATCCCCCTTTGCTCCGGCTGCACCAGCTGCACCCGCTGGACCTCTTGCTCCAGTATCTCCCTTAGCTCCTGCGGCTCCCGGATTACCTTGAATACCTTGTAAACCTTGAGGACCTCTGTCTCCAGTGTCACCCTTGGCACCCGCAGCTCCAGCGGCTCCTGCAGGTCCTCTTGCTCCTGTAGCTCCTGTATCACCTGTATCACCTTTTGCACCAGCTGATCCAGTTAATCCACGTATACCTTGTATACCTTGTGATCCTGTATCTCCCTTAACACCTTGAATACCTT